CGCCGATCCGTCGCTGCAGATAGATCAAAGCTAGCTAAATACCCAGTTTTGTTCCTCTTGATCAAAGCCAAAGTAGGCTTATGTTGATCAAAAGTACCATCACTAGGTATCTCTTTTAGCATAGCAAAGATCGTATCATGCAGAGGCTTCAGGGCAACCTGAGTCCAGTAATCAACCATGGCAAACACTCGAACCTTACCCGCTGCCTCCAACTTGGTAGCAAGTCTCCCCGCGAATGGATACCCCGTGGGGTCATAAGACGCCACGGCCTCCATCTTCGTCCAAAGAGACTTGGTTCCCTCGTATTGACCGCAATAATGCAAATACCACGGTAGAGATTCTCCCCAATTGGGAGGGACCTCACGACCCATATGCTTTGGGCCTGGTACATGCATCGCTCCGGTCACCCAAATGTAAGCCGCCCAAGCCCTAGACGAGAAAGAACTCATCTGAGGTTTGGAACAGGCTCCACTCTGGGCAAGAGCGAGGAGTTCGGGTGTAGGTAATAATTCAGGGTTCATCCCTTTGTAGTTCTCATCAGTGACACTCTCTATCCCCTTGAAGAAATGGTCTTTCAACCATGTCTCCCAAGAAGATAGGAATGGAACTGAGAGATTAACTCCAGGACGAGTAATGGTCTCCGTCTTGATATCCGCCGGGTATTTCAGTACCCGGAAGAGCCCAAAGAGGGATAACCACAGCCGAAGAAGTTGGTCGTCCCCTCGTCTTATCCGGTGGCGGTGTAAAGCGGGTATAACCCGCGGTATACCGCTCCGTGATAAAGCGACGAACGCACCAACATCCCGACTGTCCTTCTTCGGAGCACCGCCAGTAGCTGTCATAAGACAGATATTGGAAGCTTTTAACCACAAGACCAGACCCTTCTGGCCCCGGGTTCTATAAAGAAGGATCACTACCTTAGAAAAGGAATAAATGGCTCTGAGTCTATCCCGCGTCATCCCTCCGACTGCTAACCGCGTTATGCTAATGCATAGCGCGATCAGCCGTTGCTGCGTCGTTAAGCGCAGCCGCCTAGTCAAGCG